GTTTTTGATGCAGAAACCGTAGCGCAACTCGGCAACGGCTCAAGCGACGCTGGCGCAGCGGTTCTTGATAAAATGCGTGAAGCGATTAGGCACCACAAGCGCTCTGCTCCAATTGATTCTATACCACCAAAATCGAAATCACCTCTAGAATATTTGGCAGAGGCTACAAAAGGCAAAGGAAAGCATCATGGCTGATCCATCACTCACAGCAGCACCCGCTAATTATGTGACCCCGCCGCAGTTAGGCACGCCCTCTACACCTACTGGCGGCTCATTCACTCAGGGCGCGGCACTACCCAACATCACGACTACGCAACAGCAGGCGACTGCTGCTCCTGCGTGGTACATGGATTACCTGAACAACTTGGCGGGCACAAGCACGCAAGCAGGTGCCAATGCTCAGTACATCGGTGCGCAGCCTTTGCAACAACAAGCGTTTGATCAGACTGCTGCGAACGTGGGTAACTATCAGCCAAACTTAGATGCCGCTAACGCACTCACGATGAACGCCGCAACGACTGCTGCGCCGAGCTTAGCGGGTCAGTACATGAACCCTTACATTGGCAGCGTCGTTGACGAGGCGGGGCGTCTTGGGATGCAAAGCATCCAAAACACGCTTGCCCCGCAAGCCACAGCAGGCGCTGTCGGTAGTGGTCAATTCGGTTCAACTCGCGGCGCTAATGTGCTCGGTCAGAACATCACAAGTGCTCTGCAGAACTTAGGCGGTCAGCAACAAGGCTTGCTCGCAAGCGGCTATCAAAACGCTGTCACGCAAGCGCAGACTGATCTAGCGCGTCAATTAAGCGGCGGCTCTCAAATGGGTGCCTTAGGCACCACGACGCAACAGCTCGGCATGGGCGACGTGAATGCATTGAGCACGATGGGTGGTCAGCAACAACAGATCGCTCAGAATCAGCAGTTGTTCCCGCTACAGGTTGCAGCTCAACAGGCAGCGTTGATGAAAGGCTTTACGATCCCAACGTCTGTGTCGTCTACCTATACAGGGCCGATACCGGGTGCGTATCAGTCTTCGCCGTTGCAACAGGTCGCATCGCTTGGTGCGGGCATTACTGGGCTGTTTACTACGCCTACTGGTGGCGGCAATACAGTTGCGCAGAACTTAGGCAGTTGGCTTAGCGGTTTGGGCGGATCAAACAACGTCGGTGGTAGTGCAAGCAATCCTTTGCAGGGTGACATTGCATCCATAATCAACGGCGCTTAATTTAAGGAGTAAATCATGGTCACAGAAGTTAAAGGCGCGCCGTTATCAGGTGGAGTGATGGCACCCCCGTTAGGCATCAGCACTGACCAAGAGGCGCTTGCTAAATATAACGAAGCAATCGATGCCCAATTAAAAGCGCTCGAGAATCGTGGCGGCACGAACTGGTTTCAAATTGCTGGCGCGTTAGCCAATCCGGGTCGCACGGGTAATGCTGGCGAAGCTTTCGGACGTGCAATGGATGTTGTCGGCAAGCAACGTGAAGAGGAAGAAGCACGCGCCTTACCGATTGCCCAGATGCGTGCTCAGTTAGCAGGGCAAAAGTACGAAGTGGCTAAAGAAGCTCAGGGGCTTGATATTGTTGGGAAAATATTTAACAAGTCACCCGGTGATGCAATAGCAGGGCTGCAATCGACAGCTGGCGGGATTGATCTTGGTTTAATGCCTAAGCTGGCACAAGCTCACGCTGCTCTCGTAAACAATCCAAAACTACGCACTTTTGTTACAGAACAAATGAAAATGCAAGAGCAGTTGATTAACACTGCAATGGAGTTAAGAAAAGAAGGGATGAGTATTTTTGAAATTAACGATCGAATCCCCGGAGCTGCTAATTACTTTAAATCATTGGGTGGTCCTAACGTAACAACGTCAAGCGCTAACCCGGTTGTAAACCCCGAACCAAGTGCACCGGGGACAGTTCCTATGGGCACACCGCCTGTACGAGCTCCCGGCGAGGAATCTGATTTTCACGGTACGACAACGCAGCCGGCACCTGCTACGGCACCTGCTGCGGCACCTGCACCTGCGCCTGCTCCTGCACCTGCTGCGGCACCTGCACCTGCACCGAACGAGGCAACCTCCTACACCGATCCGGTCACTAAAATCACAACGGATTTAAGTCGTTTGAGTGGTGCTGAAAGACGTAAGTTTTTAGCAGAAGCTGCGTTAAAAGAAAACGAGCGTGCAAATGTTAATTTGGCGGCTCGTGGTAAAGAAGCCGAACCAACACGAGCAGCCATTTTGTCTTTTAGGCCAAATACAACTGACACAATGGCCGCTGATGCACAAGACCTTCTTAAAATTGCCGCGCGTAGTCCAAAAGTGTTTGATATCCTGCGTAACAATAATGATATCCGCGATATCGTGAATACTGCTATCAATGAGGGCGTACCCCTTGGCAATTTTGGTTCACTTCGCTTGCCGGTCAAGGAGTATATCTTGGCAAATATGAGTCCCTCTGAGCGCACTGATTACCAACGTGCACGCATGATCTTGGCGCAGCAATTTTTTGCCGCTGCGATGGCTAATAAAGCCGCGATTCCGGGCACCATCAGCAACAATGAGGATAAGTTATTGCAAGCACCGTTGGCAAGCATGGACGATACCGTAAAGGCTGTTGAAGACTATGTAAAACGCGCGCTTGTTCAAAACCGCCACCGGGCTGAAATATATAAAGCTTTTACTGAGTTTGAACAAAAGAATAAAGGTTCGGGCCTAGAAACATTCTTTGATCCAGACAATCCTCAATCGCGATATCATCAAGTCAATAGCCACTTTAGTAACTTGTATCGAACTGTGATAGGTGAGCAATAATGGGATTACCAACTCTTGATGAAGTATTGGCACCCGTTAAAAAAGTAGAACCTGATACTAAGGGTTTACCCTCACTTGATGATATTCTTGGCACAATGCCCAAGGTTACGCCTGAGATTAAGCGTGAGGAAGCGACCGGTGATTACCTTGCTCCGACAGCGGCAGGTGCTTCCATTGGCGTGGCCAAAGAACTACTCAAAACAGTCCGTAACAGGCCTGAAGCACCCTTTGGACCGCCCGGCCTTAGCTCAGCGCGCGAGGCCGCGTTGCAAGCCGAGACCGGTGTGACATCAGCTTTAAACAATTACCGCGCGCAACAACTCCCGTACTTCACTGCTACGGACATCGCGCACGCTAACCTTGGTGCCACAACCGCGGCGGCTGAAGAGGCCGCACAACGGTTAGCTGCAGCGCAGGCTGCCGCGCGGCCCTATGGCACTCCTGTTGAGCGCACGCCGGTGGTTAACTGGGCAACCGGTAGGAACACAAGCCAAGGCATGACGCCCTTGCTGACTTCTTTAGAAGCAAGTATGCAGCCAAGCATGGAAGCGGCTTATGCGCACAATCGAACTTTGCAGGCTACGCCCGGGTACCGCGCCGGCGAGCACTTTGTATTGCCCATACGGATGGCTAATGAAGAGGTGCCTGCAATACGGGCGCTACAGGCTGCACAGCAAGCACATGACGATGCTCAAGCCGCTCGCGCAACAGCGCACGCCCATTGGTTAAATTTAACAGGCAACGCGCCACAAGACTTTGCCAGAGCCCAGACTAACTACACCGCGGCAACAAACACTGCTGCACAGACGGCAGAAGAGCTTGCACGTCTTGAAGCTCAACGGCCCGGCCCGCTCGCGCAAGTTGGCCGAGGGATTGCCAAGACGCTCGGGCCTCTGCTACCAATCGCAGGTGGTGCATTAGCCGGCCATGATCTTGTGAAAGCAGTTGCCGAAACGCAACACCAGATGAAGCAAAAAGAGCCTAATTACACGGAAGCTGCAATGAACGCATTAAGCGGCGTAGGTGGGGCACTCATGCTAAGCGGAAATCCGTACGCCGTAGGCACAGGTGCTGCAATGAGCGCCATCCCTGCTGGGCGCTCATTGGTCAATCAATACTCTAAGGCCATTACCCCGATTTTGGAACGCGACCCGCGAGACGCTCGGTTTTTAATACCGTAGCCTGCTCCCACGCGGTAAGCCAGACGTTGTAGGGGTCTTCGAGTAAGTCGTTGGCGTTGGCGTCGTCGAGCAATTTGAGCCAGTCTTTGTATGCCTTTTCACATTCGTTCAAGGTATTTCTCCAGTTTGGTAAATTTATCATCACTTGGGGTGTATTTGCCCAAGAACCATGCGTACACCGCGGTGCGTGATACACCGAGATGATCTGCAATATCCACGATGCTCACGTCACGCTCGATGGCCTTCATGGCCAAGCGTGTGAACGGCGTGAAGGGCGTCTCGTTGATCTGCTTGATCAAAGATAGCGAGTAGCCAGCCATCACATCCTCCCTTGTTTAAAGCCCAGCTCAAAGGCTTCGCGCAACGTCATTGTTGATAAGTCCGCGCTTTCAACAAACCGCTCTACCATGATCGCTACTAGATTCTGCTCTTCCTTGCGTTTTAACTTGGCCTCGAGCTGTTGCCAGATTTCTTCCTCATTCATTGCTTTGCTCCTCGATCATCTTCTGCGCCATCTCGTTGGCCAAGTGCGGGATCAGGTCCCAAGGCACCTTAGCGGCCGTTATGAGGGCCTGCATCGCCATGCCGGCGTACAGTTTCATTAGCTCGTCGTCATTCATCATTAACCTCAATTAACTTGTCTAGGTAATGCCGCGCTTTTTTGAGGTCCTCAATACCGCCCTTGTCTTTCCACCGGCTGACGTACTTCACGATGTTGCCCTCAAGGTAACCAAGGTTGTTACCGACGATGTAGTCCCACGGCTGTATGGCTTTGGTGGCGTAGTGCGAGCCGCCTATCTGCTGCTCGTTTGCTGTGCTCATATTGAATTCCTTAACCATGCTGCTGCCTCATCAAGGCGGGGTATGAAGTCTTGCTTGTTAATGACAGGCTCTTTTGCATCATCGCCATCGCCCCACACCCACACTTGCGACAGCTTGCCGCGCTTGCTTAACTCGTAGTTGCCGATGTGAACCTTGTTGCTCACGTATAAAGTTTTAAGTGCGCTTCGCACCACTTTTATGTCCTTGCCTGTTAGCTTGACCAACGCACTAACCGTAGCCCGGCCGGTCTTCTGTAGGGCCTGACCAACGGTTATGTTTTTGGGTACTACAAATTGCGGTAAGTTACTCATTTTTTGGTCCTGTTGCGAATTTGTGATGCAAG